AAAGTTTGAAAACCATTTTTTAAGTGTTTTTTTTGGTGTCATATAAAATTACTTTTTTGGTTACTAATTAAATCCTACGTATTCAATAAATTGTACTACACGATAAGGGGGCATATTGTTGTGGGGTTGGTCTCCTCCTGTATCTTTAATTGGGTGATAGGAAGTATCTTCATTATCTCCATATATTGAAAGGGCTCTTTCTCCTTGCTCTGATCCCCCATATTTCAGATTTGCGACTTTAAAGATAACTCCATGCTTATGGCTTGGCATTTCTTCAATAGTGAGTTTGTGGGAGCGTTCGCCACCACTTTGGTTGAGGGCATTAAGGCGATAGTCTTGTGGGTCTTCGGGTTTCTTAACATAGTCAGGGTCAAGACCTATAGGCATTTTACCACGAAGGTTTACATATTCTCTCCAACCCGCAGGTATTTCCGAGGCGGACTTGCCCCATAAAGCAATCAGACCTATAGGCACTGCTTGCTTTTGTAGCTTAAGCTTTGCTACCTCCTCCTTTAAGTCCTCGAATGCTTGCTTTTCTGCCTTTCTATCTTCTAATTCTTGCAGGTTATTCACTCTTTTGAAGTCTGCCCAATTAAAAGTCTTCTCAGGGGTAGACCTGCCGAATGCTACACTCCTTATCACCTCCAACGGACGTAGGAATCCGTCTTCAAAGGTTACCTCATTGGTAAGCTCTTTGATAAACACTGTACTATCTTTTGCCCCACCTTCAAAGGGAAACAGTTCACCATTGATAAATACCGTGCCCTCCGAAAGGGTATTTCCAGACTGCTCACATCCAGAAACAATTGCCATATTGCCAGCAAGGTGTCCAAAATGATTAAAGAGGCTATAGGCATTTTGCATAAAGGCAAGGAAATTGACATCAAAGGGATATCCCGCCTCGTGTGTTAAGTTTAATTTGTTCATATTAATCAATTCTTATAGTCCATCTCTTGCCCGCGAGCTTATAGAAGTTCACTAAAGCTTCTAATTTGTATTTGTCATATTCTAAACCTCGTGGGAGTACTACTACGAAATCTACACCTCCATCAATATAGTTACCCCGTAAGTATAGGAACATTCTACCCAAGTACAAAGGTCTATTGACATTTCTTTGGTAAATGTATCGTCTTATATTCCGCGTGCCGTCTTCTATTTTAATACGTCTTAGCTGAGGGTCAAACTCATCATTAAGAGCTTTACGGAGGTAACATACTTGGCTGTTGTGGGTAAGGTTATACAAGTCTCTTTCTCTATGTACTTTAAAGTCATCTAATAGTTTGTTCAGAGGCATTGCTAATGTCCTTAGCCACGCCACTAACTTTCTCTTTCGCAAAAAAGTGGGGGTAAGCAGTACAAGTAGCTTGTCGATGTTTAAGTTATACATTGCTGATATAAGTGATGTCGTTGAAGTTATCAATGGTAAAGTAGCCTGCGGTGGGTATTTTGCTTATTTCAATAGTTTCAAATGCGCCATACTCGCCACTACTGGTGATGTTCTTACTTTGTGCCAATACCAAGTGTGGTATCTTCACTCCTTCGGCTTGTTGCAGTGCATCAATAAGGTGTGCTAATACAAGTTCTCCATTAAAGGGCAGGCGTTTTAAGTAGTTTTTTATAGCCTCTTCTACTGGGTGTGTAGCGTGGATAATGCTTTGTCCGTTACTATCAAGCAATAAAGGATCATAAACGATTTTCATTTGCAGGTGCAGTATATCGGGCTGATAGTTCACTATAGATAGGCGTACGCCCGCGTCTTTGATATCCTGCAAATACGCCTCAAAGGCTTGCTTTTGGGCATCGGTGATAGGTTGTAACTGCTCGCCCTGTTCACCTGCTATTTTCACTATCAAACGCCCCTCGTTTTTGCTCTCAATCACAGCCGAGTACTTGACTATCTTACTTGCCTCTATTTGCTCCTCAGTATGTCCTTGGTTGTTGAACTTGTCGCTATCAGGCAGAAGGTCAAAGCCGTACTGAAAGGCAAGGGCTTTACTTCTGTACCAACGTGCAGTGTGAGGGGTAAGCTCGGCAAGGCGTTTGTCTATATCCGTTCTATGCAGATCGAATAGCTTCTCCAAGCTCCATATTGCTACTGAGATGATATAGACCCACAAGCGCCATATAGCTACTTTGGAGGTGCTATTAAGCTCGTTTAGAGCAGGCTCTTGCGTCTTGGCCTGGTAGATGAGTTCTTGTATTTCTTGTATGCTTCGTGACATAGGTTAATGATTGATAATTAGGGGTTGTAGCTTGTCTATACGCTGTTTGCCTTTTTCAAAGTATTCTTGGTCAATCTCGGTAGCAATGCCTTTCATACCCATATTATGAACGGCTTCCATACAACTCATAGAGCCAGCAAAGAAGTCGGCTACTACTACCTCATTGCGAGGTTTGTCTTTAGGGATAACCAATGCTAAAAGGCGTTCTAAGAGGCGGACGGGCTTCTGTGTCGGGTGAATAGTCTTGTAATGATCTCTACTATGCTTAATAATTGTTTTTTCATTAAACCCAAACTGTATAGATTGCATTACATTCACACAACGATCACTATCTTTTGTCTCTTTAGACGCAACGACATCGAAGTTTGCTGTTCTCTCTTTATCTCTATCAGTTCTGATAATACTCTTTTCATTAAGCCCAAATTGTATAGATTGCATTACGTCCACACAACGATCTCCCTTTTGTTTGTCTTGTGTTGCTATCGTATTGTACTTAGTAAAAGTATCACAGTCATACCTCTCTGTTCTAATAGGAGTATCTGTTGGTATTTTGTTATTTTCCAAAAACTCCAATACAGCATTGAGTGATTTTGTATTTTTAAGAGCCGATTTCATTCTCTTTATATCAGTTACAATACTATCTATGTCATTTTTTTTCATTTCTAAGTAAGGAATTTTTACCTTATTAATTACCCCCTCCTTTTTTGTAAGTATGGATACCGTTTCATGTATACGAGACATTGGCATTAATGGACTTGATACATAACTTTTATCCCAAATCACCTCTTCTTTAAATATAAAGCCCAAGCCGTCTAATATCGTATTCCATCTATAAAAGGAAGTACCACGCCCAAACATCACAATAAAGCCTTTCTTGGTAAGGAGTCGCTTGCATTCGGCAAAGAATTTAGTTTCGTCAAAAGGGCGTTCCAACTTTTGGTTTTTAAGGTATAGATAAGGTGGATCAATGCAAATTACATCAATACTCTCATCAGCGAGGGTTGCCATTACCTCTAAGTTATCGGCGTTGTATAATTGTAGGTTATTCATAAGGTTCTTACTCTTTACTTACTATAAAATCAAGGTTAATTGCCCATATACTGATACCCTCAAGACGTTCCAACACTTGCTCGTCTTCTTTGGTGAAAGCCGTAGCAGGTTGGATGTTTTTTGCCGTATAATAGGCTAATATATCTTTGTTTCTTGCTCCTGCTGAAAGAGAAGGGACATTAAGGGGAGCACCTGCTACCATATCATCAGTTACGCTCTCTTCATTAAGTCCGGCCAACTCAAAGATACTCTCAATGGTACCTGTGTGTTGCAGGGCGAGGTCAAGGAGTGATTGGTTATGTAGGACTGTTATTGTCATCTAATTCAAAAGTTTTATAAAACTTCTTATTGATTATCTTGAGCAGCACCTTCGCAAAGCGAAAGCCTAAACAATCTAAATTTTCCAATAGGCTTACTACTAATTGCCATATAATCCCTATAAGTACTATCCAATAAAGCCAGTGGAAGGGGTCAAACTCAAAGCCCCCAAGACTTGGAAACTCTACATTGGCCGAGAAGGTATGCAGTATATAAATAGGGACTAAGTAGGTGGCTATCTTTAGGATCATACGTCCAAACTTTCTACTCTCATGCTTTTCGCCTCTCTTACGGGAGGCCTGTACACCCGTAATCCATTCAAATACGAGCAATACCACGTAAGCGGTAAGAAATAAGTGGTTGAAACCAAAGAGAAAATGTACAGTGGCAAACAAAAAGGAGAGTATTACGTCCATCTTTATAAAGAGCATTGAAAAAGTGTGACCAAAGGAAGAGTGCAGGAAGTCTTTGCTATCCCTAAATCCAAATCCTTGTAAAATGTAATTGAGTGTTATCATCGTTGTTAGTTTATTTTTTAGCTTATTGTCCCCGTTCCTGTACTTGTCGTGGCGCCCGTATAAGCTCCTGCCTGTAGGGTGATTCCTGCTTGCACCGTTACCTCGCCACTACGGACAAAGGAGTCAATAAGGGAGGCTAAGCGTTCGGCATACTCTTCCATACTTGGTTCGGTTTTGGTAAGCATATACTGTTGTAGTCGGATAATGCCTTGTTTGAGTTGTTCTTTGTTTAGTGCCATAGATTAATTATATTGTCCATCAATTAGTAACTTGCCGCCCTCTTTTAGGGCTACATCGTTAATCTGCATACCATCATACTCCAATTGTTTCTTTATTTCAATAAGTACTTCTGTATAAAGGTCATCAGCGAGCATTTGGGCTATGCCTACCCCTACTTCGGGGTGTTCTTTCCACTCTCCCTTTTCAGTAGTGAGTATAGCCTTTTGTTGTTGGTTATTGGAGTATCCTACCTCAAAATCACCTGCTAATAATTGCAAATCATTGTTCTCATCTATAAGTATATCTTTCATTAGCTTGTCTGCAACTGGTTTATACTATTAATTGCTCTAAGGAGTTCCTCTTTCACCATTGCTCCAAAATTCTCTACTCCTTCACGGACAGATGATACATATACCTTAGTATCAGTGCCTACATTGCCTATCTGTATATTAATATGTGTTTGTCGGGTGCCTCCTGATACAATGTTGTCCTTGGTTTTAGCTCCTTCTCCCGTGGTAGCTGTAATGTCTCCCGTAATAGGACTTATCCCTGGCATGGGACTGCTTTCAGTTTTCATACCCAGCTTGCCCATTAGACCGTCTTTTACCTCCTTAAAGCTCTTAAACTCTAAGGAGTCCCACGCTTTGCCAAGTGCTTCCTTAGCTTTAGCCTCTGCCTCGCCCGCTTTTTTATAGCCCTCCGTTACCGATTTGGCACGCTCCTGCAAGTCGTTTTGTATCTTACTGATCATTGCTTGGTTTTCGGAACTATCGCCTAAGCCAACGGCTTCTTTAAACTTATACCAAGCAAGTTTACAAGCATCTACTCCCGCCATAAAAGCATTGACAGCAGTGTTCCAATGAGCCTGATAAGTAAGGATAAAAGCTTCCCAACTGTATTTCATACCTTGCACGGTATATTCCCATGCCTTACCCCATCCACTTACCCCTACAATGCAATAGGCAATTATGGCTATAAGGGTAATAATACCTGCAATTATCCATGTAATAGGGTTAGCTAAGAAAGCAAGGTTGGTCTTTATCACTGCCCAGGTAAGCCTATTTTGCCAGGCTGTAGCAATAGCTGTATAGGTATTGTGTAGTATCAATGCTGTGGTGAATATGCCTATAGCTCCTGCAATACCCCATATAACGGGA